CAGAGGTAAAGAAGATGGATGAACTGAAGGGAATGGAATATCTGAAGCGCAAGCTGGACGGCAAGGCCGATCGGGTAAGGCTGCGCTATGCATATTATGAGATGAAGCACAAGGCAAGAGATCTGCATATCTCCACACCGGACGCTCTGCAGTGGCTGACACAGACGCTCGGCTGGTGCGCGAAGGCGGTCGATGCCCTGGCTGACAGGATCGTCTTCCGTGAGTTCCGGGACGATAACCTCGGTATGAATGCGATCTTCCAGGTGAATAACATGGATATCCTTCCGGATAGTGCATTCCTGTCGGCGCTGATATCGTCATGCTGTTTTATCTATATCTCTGCTGATGAGTCCGGTTATCCGAGGATGCAGGTGATCGATGGAAGTAAGGCCACAGGCATTATCGATCCGATCACAGGCCTGCTGAAGGAAGGCTATGCGGTCCTGAAGGCCGAGCAGCTGACCGACCTGCCTCTGCGTGAAGCATACTTTACACCGGAGTATACAGAGATCTACGAACAAGGCAAGCTGACACAGCGGATAGATAATCCGACCGGACAGCCTCTGCTGGTCCCCGTCATATTCAGGCCCGATGCCAAAAGACCTTTTGGTCACTCCAGGATTTCCAGAGCATGTATGGATTTGATGGACGGAGCGCTGAGAACGATCAAGCGGTCGGAGATCACGGCAGAATTTTATGCCTATCCGCAGAAATATGTAACAGGTCTTTCACCGGAAGCGGAACCAATGGACAGATGGAAGAGTACGATCAGCACAATGATGATGTTTGAGACAGACGATACAGAGCATCATCCGGTGGTCGGCCAGTTTGCCCAGGCATCTGCACAGCCTCATATCGACCAGCTGAAGATGTTTGCTTCCGCTTTTGGCGGTGAGACCGGTCTGACACTTGATGATCTCGGATTCCCGCAGGACAATCCGTCGAGCTCCGAGGCTATCAAGGCGGCACACGAAAACCTGAGGCTGACCGCACGGAAAGCACAGAGGACTTTCGGGGTAGGCCTTCTCAATGCTGGCTACGTGGCAGCATGTCTGCGTGATAAGTATCCGTACAAGCGGGATATAGCATATCTCACAAAGCCCGTATTTGAGCCCATATTCGAGCCGGATGCGGCCATGCTGTCAGGTATCGGTGATGCGATCCTGAAGCTTAATCAGGCCATTCCGAATTATTTTGACGAAGATAAGATGAAAGATATGACAGGTATCTGATATGGCAGTAGATATAGCACCGGAACTGTATGAACGGATACAGCGCCGATTCCAGGAAAAATATGATAAGGCTATGCTCTATGGCAATCCGATCAGTGATATGCGCAGGAAGCTTGAAGCCGGAGAGGCAACCTTTCAGGATGCGGATATCTATGCGGTAGAGGTTGGATCCATGCTCTCGGATTCCATGCTGGAGGTCCTTCAGCTGGAAGAGATGCCTAATCAGACGCTGTACTACAACATAGCACAGCGTACCATAGGCACATCCTTACAGGATACTTACGGGCTGGTCTCCAGCGTGGCAGCAGAAGTCCAGGAGGAGATGAACCTGGCTAACGGTATCGGCCTGAAGGCTATCACTCCGGAAGTTAATCTGGAGCGGATCGGAGGGCTGGTGGAGAAGGCATCCGAAGCAACGGATCAGAGCACTCTTGCCAATATCCTGAAGGGGCCGGTCGAGAATCTGGTCATGTCTGCTGTGGATGATACGGTGAAGGCGAATGCCAAGTATCAGTATGATGCCGGTATGCAGACGAAGGTTGTCCGAACCTATGACGGCAAAGGCCTGCATGATGGAAAGGACACCTGTCAGTTCTGTCTGAGCAGACAAGGTACTTACACCTATCCGGAGGCCGTGAAGCATGATGTCTTCCGGAGGCATGTCGGATGCGGCTGTATTATCGATTATCAGAGCTTCCGGACAAGGACACGGCTGTCAGCCGGACAGGGCAAAGGCTGGAAAGAGGATGTGTTGACTAAATCAGAAGCCTCGAACCTTGAGACCAGTATCCTGGAGAGGCTGAACATAATGAACGGAGTGAAGTGATTGTTATGAAGCCACGAATAGGCAGACAGGAGCCGACAAAGCATATTGTGCTGCCATATGTGGACACCGGCGGGAAGGATGCGATGGATCTCTACGAAATGACCGGCAGAGCTGGTTATGAGTGGCAGAAGACCCTGATCAATGACATCCTGGCACGAAATGAGGACGGATCATGGACGCATACACGATATGGATACTCAGTTCCACGGCAAAACGGCAAAGGCGAGATCTTGGCTATCCGAGAGCTCTATGCCCTGGCTAGCTCCGAGCGGGTGATCCATACAGCGCACCTGGTGCAAACAGCACATAAGGCTTTTGAGAGGCTCTGCATCATGCTCGATGATCTTGGGCTCCCGTATCGGTCGATCAAGGCCAAAGGACAGGAGCTGATCGAGATCACGGACGGCGGCCGGATCGAGTTCCGGACAAGAACAGCCACGGGCGCTCTGGGTGAGTCTTACGATGTACTGATCGTGGATGAGGCTCAGGAGTACAAGATAGATCAGGAATCTGCGCTGACCTATGTCATATCAGCATCGCAGAATCCTCAGACGATTATGTGCGGGACTCCGCCGACACCGGTCTCCTCTGGTACGGTCTTCCGTGACTATCGGGATAACATGCTCATGGGAGAGCTGGGAGACTGCGGCTGGGCTGAATGGTCTGTGGATGAGATGTCAGATGTCAATGACAAGGATCTCTGGTATGAGACTAATCCTTCGCTCGGCATCCGGATAAAAGAGCGGACGGTAGCGTCCGAGATCGGAACCACAGAGGACAAGACGATCGACTTTAATATCCAGCGTTTAGGTCTGTGGATACGACAGAATCAGAAGAGTGCGATCCTTGCGACAGACTGGGAGAAAACCTTAGTTAATTCTGTTCCGAAGTTCCACGGTTTCATGGACGTGGGTATTAAATACGACAAAGGGGGTGATACCGTATCGGTGGCCATAGCGGTCAAGACAACGGACGACAGGATCTTCATCGAGATCGTGAACCGGCTGAAAGTCCGAGATGGCATTAACTGGATCATATCATTCCTGAAAAAGAGCAAACCGAAGCTTAACAAGGTCGTGATAGACGGTGCATCCGGTCAGCAGATATTAGCTGATGCCATGAAGGCAGAAAAGATTAAAGGCTGCGTCTTTCCGACAGTGAAGCAAGTAGTCAATGCTTATGCATTGTTTGAGAAAAATATATATGAATCGAAACTCTGCAGGATGGACCAGCCAGCATTAACAGCGGTGGTGACCAACTGCGAGAAGAGAAGAATCGGTTCCGGCGGTGGATTCGGCTATCAGGCTATGTATGCCGAGATGGATAACTCACTGCTGGACGCTGCAGTCCTTGCAAGCTGGGCAATCGAAGAGTTCCCAGATCCAAGACAGCAGAAAATCTATTACTAGAGAGCCTGAGGGCTCTTTTTTAATAAACAAAATTACGTGACCGCACGGTAACGCGGGGAAAGGAAACATTATGGCAGAATTTACACCTATCAATACTCAGGAGGAACTGAATGCTGTGATCGGAGGAAGACTGGCCAGTCAGGAAAAGAAAATCCGAGAAGAGTATGCAGATTATGAAGACCTGAAGACGAAATCCGCAGCCTGGGAGACAGATAAACAGGCCTACGAGAAGACCATCGCAGAGAATAAAACTGCATTTGACGAACTTACTCAGAAGTATACCGAAGCGACAGGGAAGATCGCACAGTACGAAACGGATGCGCTGAAGACGAAAGTAGCCATTGAAGCTGGTCTTCCGGTCGGTCTGTTTAGCTATCTCAAGGGTAACACTGAAGAGGAAATCAAACAAAGTGCGGAGGAATTAAGTAAATTCGCAAAATCCGGTCAGAGGCAACCTCTGGCTGATCCGGAGGGAGAACCTCCGAAAGAAAATAAAAATGTAGCATTACGTAAGATGCTCAAAGAAATGAAAGGAGACCATTAACATGGGTAACATTGTTTCTAAAAATGGAGTAACTTATTTTGCTCCGGAACTTGTAACTGAAATTTTCAGCCTTGTAAATGGACATTCTGCCATTGCAAAGCTGGCTGCACAGGATCCGATTCCGTTCACCGGAACTGATGTCATGACCTTCTCCATGGATCATGAGGTCTCTATCGTAGGCGAGAATCAGCCGAAGGTTAACGGCGGTGCAACTTTAGGAACCAAGAGAATCGTGCCGGTCAAATTCGAGTACGGCCTCAGAGTTTCCGATGAATTTACGTACGCTTCCGAAGAACGTCAGCTGAACTTCCTTCAGACCTTCATGAATGGCTTCGCTAAGAAACTGGCAAGAGGTCTGGATATCGCAGCATTCCACGGATTCAATCCGTACAGCGGAACTGCTTCCACAGTGGTCGGAGATAATCACTTTGATCATGATATCACTGCTGCCAATACCATTACTTTCGTAGCGGCCAGCGCTGATGACAACCTGGATGCAGCAATTCAGAAGGTTACGGGAGCAGAAAGAGAAGTTAACGGCCTTGCACTGTCTCCGGAATTCGGGCAGGCAATGGGTCAGATCAAGGCTCAGGGCATCGCACTGTATCCGGAATTCCGGTTCGGTGGAGATCCTGATACCTTCGTAGGAAAAGGCTGTGATGTGAATACTACAGTATCCTTCAACAGCAATGTTGACAGAGCAATCGTTGGTGACTTCCAGAGCGCATTCAAGTGGGGCTATGCAAAAGATATCCCGCTGAAGGTTATTGAGTATGGTTGCCCGGATAACGATACCACAGCTGGAGATCTCCAGGGACACAATCAGGTGTATCTGAGATCTGAAGCTTTCATCGGCTGGGGCATCCTTGATCCTGCAGCATTCGCTAAAGTTGCAGTAAGCAATGGCTGATAGGAGTGATGTAGCATGACAGCATTCGCCACGGTGCAAGATATTATTGATCTCTGGAGGCCGTTAACTCCGGAGGAGACAGATAGAGCTGAAGCACTGCTGGAAGTTGTCAGCGCTCGGCTCCGTCAAGAAGCATTTAATCGTAACAAAGATCTTGATCAGATGATCGAGGCCGATACATCCGGTGTCCTGGCAGAGACGGCGAAATCCGTCACGGTGGACATTGTGGCCCGGTCCCTTGCAACTCCGACAACGGGCGACCTTGCTCCGCTGTCGCAGTATTCACAGAGCGCCTTAGGATACACCTTCTCCGGAACATTCTTATCCGGAGGAGGCGGTGTCTTTATCAAGAAGGCGGAACTGGAAGCGCTGGGGATATTAAGGCCGAAATACGGTGTGATCGACCTGATGGGAGACTGCGATGATCATTAAGGGAATAACCGTTAAATTATACGAACATCAGCAGACTGGAACCGATCCTTTTAACCGCCCGGTATATGAGGATACGCCCGTGGATGTCGAGAACGTACTTGTCGGACAGCCTACAGAAGCGGAGGTATTGGATACTCTGAACCTGACAGGCAGGAAGGCGGTATATGTTCTTGGCATTCCCAAGGGCGATTTACATGACTGGGAAGATAAGAAGGTGGAGTTCTGGGGGCTGACCTTTAAGACCATCGGCATGCCGATCCAGGGCATTGAGGAGATGGTTCCGCTGTCCTGGAACAAAAAGGTCAGGGTAGAGCGCTATGAATAATGTAAAAATTGAGCTCAGCTATAAAGGAATTGGACAGCTGTTAAAAGGGGCTGAGATGAGACAACTGATGGAAAAATACGGCAGCGAAACCGCTGAACGTGCCGGAGCAGGATACGGTTATCGTGTTCACAACACCGGACAGAGGCAGGCCGTGAACGTTTTTCCGGAGACCTACAGCGCTTCCAGGGACAACCTTGAAAACAATACGCTGCTCAGGTCGGTAAAATAGGAGGCTCTACATGATCGAAAAAATCGTTTTGGATTATCTGATCGGTCGGGACCTGGACGGGATCGGGGAGAACGTATTCCTCGAAACTCCGGTCAATCCGCCGGCGAAATATATCGTGATACAGAAAACCTCATCAGGCAAAACCAATCAGATCGGGAGGTGTCTGGTCGCTGTACAGTCCATCTGTAAGGACAGCCTGTATGAAGCAGCTGTTATCAATGAATCCGTTATCGAAGCAATGGAAGAATTCGCTGAGCGGTCCGATGAGATCTACGCTTGCAGACTTAACTCGGATTACAACTACACCAATCCGAGCTCAAAAGAGCGCCGTTATCAGGCGGTGTTTAATATCTATTATTAAGAAGGGAGAACTAAACTATGGCAAACAATGTATCTGCTGCCAAACCGGCAGTCGGTGGTGCTATCAGTGTTGCTCCGGCTGGGACTACTCTTCCGACCGATGCAACAACGGC